TTCCTTAACATCAGGTTTCTTTTCATCCACCTCCTCTTCACTATCACTAGCAAAGGCCTCCTTAATCTTTTGAAAGATTCCTTTATCTTCCTTCTTCTGTTTCCAAGAGGTGTCTTTGACACGCTGTTTTCCTTTCACAGGAGTCTTGTACTCGAGAAGTGGAGTATCATCTTCATTTTTGACCATACACAGGCCATATCCAACACCCACGCCGACAAGCGAAACAAGGAGCATAACACCTCCTACTATCAACATGCCCCAAGCGCAGGTCTTCCATGAAAAGTCGCTAACCGAAGCTCGCAACCTATCATAGGCATAAACAACACGATCCCAAGTAGAAGTTTCCTTTTCAAGCATAACTTCAACTTTATCAATTAATTCTTGATACATCTGCACCTTAACGCGCAGCTCCATAGACTCAGGAGTAGTGTCATTCGGGTTATACTTAGCCTTTAACTCATATTGTTTTTGTAACCAAATAGCCTTATCAGCTGTAAGAGCCTTCAACATATCAGCCCCTCCAGGCTTATGAAATATAGGCTCCATAGCTCGCGCTATATGAGAAGTCCAAGTTAAAAGAGAATTATCACCAAATAATGCTGCCAACCCCACTCCAAATAACGAAGCGGTTCCGCAAACTTTAACAACAAGGTGTATAACTTCAGCCATATCCATGACTGGCTCCCTGCCTTCTTTTTCATCTTCCTCTTTCTTCTCAAGGAGTTTCTTTCGAACATACCAGGCTGTGCCACCCAGTGCCGCAATAGATGCGATAACTACCGCCGCAGTCTCCCACGGGTGTTCTTCAATGTACTTCTTAAATTCTTCGTACTTGGCGCTCATTTCTGAGGAAACAGTAGAAACTGCAATTTCTGTTACAACTCCAGTAACGGAGTCCTTGGCAAATTCCTTCACCTTGTCGCTGGCTGCTAGTCCAGCTTTAGTAACAACTTTCTTAATAACCTCTCCAGTTATTTGAGTTACATTCAATCCTTTTACAGCTGCTTTAACAGTCTGTTCGTCCTCTTTGAAGGATTCTATTGATTGAGTGGCAGTGTCATCAAAGAAAGATTTAAAAA